GATGCAAATAAATCAGATACCGCATTCACTCTGGATATCTTATCATTACCTCTGCTTGGAGTATATTCTGAAACCGGAATACCCAGCGCCCTTAATTCAAAAATCAAGGGTTGCCCTGCTGCTTTGGCTTCCACAATAAATGCGTCAGGACTATAGGCTTTATATTTTTCTAAAGCCCTACGCTTTAAATCTGGAAACTCCAGCCTTTCTTTATAGGCATCGAGCAGGATTAAGTTTGGAGCAATTTTTCCATCGTCTTTATTCTCACGATAAAAAACTCCCCATGTCGTACAAGCTGAATAGTCAGCACGCTGGGTTTTTAAAAACGCTGTATCCCAACTTTGGATAACAAACTCACACTCAGGAGGCTCTAAATCTTTCCAAGTCTGCCACCACTCACGCTTAATTAACGCTCCCTCTTCTGAGGTAGGGTCTTGTTGGTACTGAGCCGACCACTTTGATATAGGTAGTTCTGCTCTCAGTGCTTCTAATTCTTCTAAACTCCAATACTCTTCCCACAAGGGTCTACCCGATGGCAGTATTGCAGGAAGTTCCATAACTTCCCATTGGTCTGATCCAGCCCTTTTTAAGCTAGAATTTATAATTTTACCAGTTAAATCTGTTTGATGCCATCTTGTCATAACAATAACAATCGCACCATTAGGCTGTAAACGCTGTCTAGGACCAGATGTATACCATTCAAAAGTCTTTCTAAACACATTAGGGTCAGCACTAGCACCCTCTTGCTCCGAATGCGGATCATCAATAATTAATAGATCAGCACCCTTACCCGTTACCGCACCACCAACACCGATAGCAAAATACTCACCACCCTTGTTAGTGTTCCACCTACCAGCAGCTTTACTGTCTGCTTGTAGTGATACATCGGGAAATGCAACATTAAAATCCTTGCTATTAACTAAATTACGAACCTTACGACCAAAACCTACAGCAAGTTCGGATGTATGCGCTGTTTGAATTACCTTTTTATCTGGAAAGTTTCCCAAGAACCATGCAGGTAGGTAATGCGATGCAAACTCCGATTTAGTATGTCGAGGCGGCATGTTAATAATAATTCTTTTAAGTTCACCTTTAGCAACCCTATCAAACATATCAGCCATTCTTTGGTGATGTTCGCCTTCAATAAAGGCACTCCACATTGTTTTAACAAAAGGCATGAACTTATCCTGACACGACTGTCTTACAACCGCCTCTTCTCTTTCATTAAGAAGAGTTAGCAGTTCTTTTTTGTCGTTAGTGGATAAAGTATGTAGTTTGTTTGCAAGATAGCTATTGACTGAACTATTCATAATATATACTTAGTAAGTTTATAAATATACCAAGGTAGAAACTTAAAATTAAAAACTTAGTAAGTATATATTCACTGAGTCTATACTTACTAAGTATCTACTTAGTTAGCTGTTGCTTGATTATACCATGTATACCTACCTTCACATTGCGTGTCAACTAAAATATATATGCCCTGCGCATGAGACTCTACCCTTTTTCCTGAAAACACAAGGTCAACTGTCCATAACCCACATGCTTGCAAAATGCAATAGGGGGTAGGGTATGAAAATTACTCTATGAATGAGCAGACCACTATGTATTGATAATACGCAGGTAGTCGTTCCTTATTTATGGGGGGTAGGGTGTCCTTATTCTTGTTGGCTTTTGTTTCTGGAATGGGGTGGGGTTCGTAATAATGTAGTAATACAGTAGTACAGTCAGTTGTTCGGATACTCCTCTATATAGTGGAGTGGATCAGGGATATACCTCTGGACTACTCATTGCTTATTAGAGACATTACCTTAGCCTCTAGTTCCTGATCGATATCCTCTACTGACTTAGTGCCTCTAACTTCAATCTGGTCAGTAAAGAGTCCAATAGTTTTTCCTATCAACTCAAGGCTACGAATGCGGGATGAATCACTGCTTGCTTCAAGACTCTCTTTATATAGCTGTGTCATGACATGCTCCCTTAGCCTCACTGCTGATGACAGCGTACTGCGGTCTCTCTTCTCTAATGCAGTCTGAATGCTTAGTG